GTATACAAACCTGCTCTTTGGTAAATTATGTCCGTCGATTCTACGGCCAACGCTTGCCCGGTTGGCACATTCACATATGCTGAAATATCAATCTGTCCTTGAACTGCGGATCCACTAGCGTTTGCCGCTGGTAAAACCACTGTTTCTGTCAGGTAAAAACTGCCTGTCATTGCTTTAGTCATATTACTTCTAAGCAACTATGGCCTATAAATCATCGCTATCTTATTATTTCTGCCTTAGTGTACACTCCGCCCACCCTAAGCAACTGAGAACTTACGTATTCAACCCAGCGTTTCACTAACGCATAGGGGCTTAGTCTATGAATACCCCTGTATCTTTTGAGTCGAATTATATAATTTTATATGCTAAAACCGTTTAGCCGTGGTATGGCGAAAGAAAACCTGTGTGTAACGATAGATAGAGAGATTAGAGATTGGATTGAACAACATTCAATAGGCTGGAAGAAGAGCGCTTTAGTGAATATGATGCTTAAAAATTATATTACAACGCATCCTGATGAAGTAAAAGGCCCTGAAAGATACCATGGTTGTGAGGAATATTCAGGATTTATTCAAGGGATCTATAACAAAGAACGTAATCATTACGAATTAAGATGTGATAAATGCGACTTCCTTTCAATTTTAACTAGGAGAAGGGATTCAGAATGATAGGATTTATTAAAATGAGATGTTGTAATTGTGGAATGTTGCATTATTATGAACCAGATTTTAATGTTGAACACTTCGAATGTGATAACTGTCCTAGTGAAGTGGGTGAGATTGAATGAATTGCAGAGGATGTAATAAGTCAATGATGAATTGGACATTAAAGAATAGATGCTTGTGTCAACAAACTAGTCTAATTTGGAATGGTTTGTGCAATAATTGTAAATGCCAATTGAAATTAAAAGAGTGTTCTCAATGAAAGTAATATGCGCTATCTGTGGCTTCACTGGCTTAGTAACCGATTTTGAGGGATGGAATCGACACGGTGCGTCATTACCTAGGGTATTTCTTTGTGATATTCACTCTTATTATACATCAAGAGTTTTATTATTAGATCCATTTAACAAAACTACCAACAGCAATTAATATTCCCCCAGCTATTTCATCGCCTGGACCAGGCGTTGCAACATCGGTAGGTGATACTGGATTCAATAAATATACTCCTGCATTAATTAAAAGTGATCCAACTACATCTTTCCCTGCTTCTTTAGCTAAGTCTTTAGCATAATCTGAATATTTAGAATCTGTTTCGGAAATTTCTGTATTTATTGGGTTTAAAAAATTGCCAGTTGGTAAACTTGATTGCTCTAAATTAGTTGGGCCAATAAAATATGCAGATTTTTTTTCAGAATAGTTGCCCAGGTCTTCTTTTTTTTCTAATTTTTTTGGAGATGTTTTATTTAGACTATTTACTGAAATATTTACTGAAGATGAAATTCCAAATTGACGCCAGGGTATTAATCTAAAATACATCAAACCAACTGCTGCAATTCGTAAGAACGTCGTAGTCTTTGAATATATACCAGGTCAGATTCCTTTGTAACCATTCCTCGAAGCAAAATTCTTGATGCTGGAATGTTTAATGGAAGACCGACAGTTGCAACTAAGTATACAAATCTGTAAACCCATAATCTTTGAACTGTTACAGGGGCCCCACTTCCAAAAGAAGAGTTGTTCTGTGTGATCCATGGAGGAAGAGTTGCAGCTGTTGCGGTTGTTAAAGTTGAATTTCCCATGATTCTTAATTGACCCATAGTGATTTGATTAAAATCTTCAGTCTGACCCGACATGCCTGGTGCATTATTGTATTCATTAAGTCCAGCAGTTAACATAGTTGAAATGGTATTAGCTGGTAATCTAACTTGACTTATTACATCCATCACCCATAGAGGGTCTGTTACTCTGCCTCCAGAATATAATCCTGGATCTTGTATTGCAGCTTCCATTGGAACGAGAGTTAAATCTTCTCTTTCATATCCTGCTAGATCTATATATGTTTCAAAATATAATGAATTTGATCCATGTGCTAACCATCCACCGTCATCATTCCATGCAGCAGCTCCTTTTTGATTACTATAACTAGGAATCATTTGATTCCATGACCTTGCTCCTTCTAATGCATTCTTAGCCATTACTTACCCTTTCCTTTGTTTAATAGTTTCAATTCTTTTAAGATTGCTAATAATAATTCCCTGGTGTCTGTCATTTTTTACCTCTCCTTTTGTAAGCTCTTGATGCTGCTTTGGATCTAAGACCTAGATATGTTGCATTTGCTTCATTCTTTTTACGTTTTCTAAACTTGAATGCTTTCAAGAATCTTGTCCAGGCTGTAGGAGCTCTCTTAACAACTTCTTTTACTGCTTTAGTGCCTGCTCGTTTGGCTGTTTTTTTAGCCTCTGTCATAGCACTCGCTAAGAATAACTCTCGGAGTTCTTCCATTGTCCCACGTATTTCAACCACTGAGATCGCCTCAGTTGTCGCTTGCCGTAGATTGTATAGCTATAGCCATCCAGTCAGTTGTCGATAGTTTAACTACACGACATTTGATTCTTACAGTTACAAAGACATCATTAACGCCGATTGCAGCACCCGCATTTATTCCAACGAGAAACATTGAATCATTAACTACTAAAAATGCTTCAGATAATGATGTAGGCCCGTGGTTATCGGGATAAAAATCACTTGCTGCTGTTGCTATTGAGTTAGCAATGTCGCAATTTAATGAACCAGATGCTACTAAACTTTGATCATCTGCTCTGACAAATGCCGTGCCAGGGTTTAAATCTGTAAGTTGAGCGTCAATTGATCCATTAGCTGCTAAGAAAGATTTTACGTCTGAGGTATACAAACCTGCTCTTTGGTAAATTATGTCCGTCGATTCTACGGCCAACGCTTGCCCGGTTGGCACATTCACATATGCTGAAATATCAATCTGTCCTTGAACTGCGGATCCACTAGCGTTTGCCGCTGGTAAAACCACTGTT